TCTAACCTAATTTTTTTGGGAGAAAAATTTCAAGGGTAACTTCCAGATGAATAAGGACATACTAGGATTGGATTCTGAATCTGGAGAGTTCATCAATTACAAAGCGAATAAGAAAACGGCTGGACTGAAGACGAGTCATGTAATTAAGAATCTAACTAATGCCGAAATAATTGAAGCAGTAACTAAGTGTCGTGGATTACTCTATCTTGCCTCAAATGTACTGAGCGTTAATTATCAGACGCTTGCTGAGCGGGTCAATAATGATCCAGAATTACAAGAAGCGGTCAAGGATCAACGGGGTAAAACCCTTGACATGGCTGAAGCCAAATTGATGCAGGCGGTCGATAAAGGTGAGCAGTGGGCGATTACCATGCTCCTTCGCACTTTGGGGCGTGAGAGGGGCTTTGTGGAGCGTCAAGAGGTATCCAATGTAACCACAGTCCGGTTGCAGATAGTCGAAGAAATTGTTGATTCTAATCAGAAGCAAATTGCCGTAACGGTTAATCCAGCAATGGACTATCGGCCAAACTTGCCAGAAGGGTTCAGCGATGCCAAGACCGAAGGGTCCGAGCTTGAAGTCGAATCCGACTACTAAGAAGGCGACTGAGACGATCAGTAAGACCTTCAAGCTGCATCAAGTCCAATATGATTTCCACCATTCTCAAGCCCTATATCGAGGCTTTGTGGGTGGCATTGGTTCTGGAAAGTCATGGGTTGGAGCTTACGATTTGCTACGCCGGGCGATGAGTGATGATGGCAAGGGCAGACTCTACATGGTCATTTCCCCGACCTACAATATGCTCCAAGACGCAACAATGCGGACAATTAATCAGCTGGGAGAAGAGCTAGAAATAATCAAGGAGAAATGGAAGCAACCGCCCCGGCTCGTCTTATCAAATGGATCAGAAATTATCTTCCGTTCCGGTGACGATCCAGACAAGCTACGGGGACCGAACATTAGCGGAATCTGGATGGACGAAGCATCTATCATGGAGGAAGAAGTATTCAACATTTGCATTGGGCGTTTACGGGAAGGTGGGCGGGCTGGATGGCTAACATCAACCTTTACGCCCAAGGGAATGAGCCATTGGACTTACAATGTATTCGGTAAAGGGGACCGGGAGAACACGGAGCTATTTAAATCCAAGACCTCCCAGAACCCCTTCCTTGCTGGAGAGTTCATTAAGGCAGTTGCCAAGCAATATTCTGACAAGCAAGCTAATCAGGAATTAGATGGCGAATTCGTCGATCAAGAGGGGGCAGAGTGGCCATCCGCCCATTTCGGTGAACATATCTGGTTTGAAGAGTGGCCCAAAAATTCCAACATTAAAATCAAGACTATGTCAGTTGACCCGTCTAAGGGGAAAGATGCACGGCATGGGGACTATACGGCAATTATCAAGTTGGCCCGTGATAATAACGGAATTATCTATTGCGATGCCGAATTGAAGCGCATGGATGCTGAGACGATGGTAACCAAGGTGGTTGCAGAGGCTGAAGCATTTGAGCCGGATGGCCTTGGAATTGAAACCAATCAATTCCAGCATCTACTAGCTACGCAAATACTTGAAGAATCAAAAAGGCAAGGAAATGCTATTCCAATCATGCAAATCTATAATAATATAAATAAAGATGTGCGTATTAGGAGGCTGGGGCCATACCTCGCCAATAAACTAATTCGATTCAAGCGTAGTGAAGGCACTCGCCTCCTTGTTGCACAGCTGCGTGAGTTCCCGCTTGGGAAGCATGATGATGGTCCTGATGCCTTGGAAATGGCATTACGGACTATGATTTCCATCTGGAATGGCAAGCGGGCTCCCTTGGCAAGAAGGATAATCGCATGAATACTTGGCAAAAAATAATCAATTTCCTTCTTCCGCCAAAACCGTCAGAGGAGCATGGGAAGCGTGTCAAGAGGAACTTGCGTGAAAATGTACTCACGAATGATTTTTGGCTTGGTAATTATGTCGATCTTCTTGACCGTTTCCGTGATGGAGGCGTGTTCGCTTATCCAATCTCGAATCCACAGGATCGGCGTTACGGGTCGAATTTCCCATTCTGGTATTCAGAACAACAGCTATCCATTATTAGGGCTCAAGCCCGATTGGTTACCACTACGAATCCAAATGCAATTGGACTCCTTAATGGATTATGCAGCTATGTCATTGGCAGCGGATTCAATTATCGTGTCGCCCCCAAGGGTACAATCGAAATTGACGAATCCACAGTGCGTCGATGCCAAGACGTACTCGACAGATTCTTGAATGAGAATGAATGGGATTTGATGGAGGATGAGATCTTCAAGCGTTCTCGCACAGATGGCGAATGCTTCCTCCGCCTATTCCCTCAACCTTCTGGACGGTTATTGGTTCGTACAATTGAGCCGGAACAAGTCTATCAACCACCCGGCGAAGACTTTGCCCATTGGTCATATGGAATTGAAACTGATCCAGATGATGTATTCAACCTAATCAGCTATTACATAGACTATAACGCTCCAAAGGGCGAAGAGGAGCGTGATGCTACTGCTGGAAATGTAAATGGGGAAATGGTTCCAGCCGATAGGATTATCCACATCAAGTGCAATGTTCCAAAGGCAATTAAGAGAGGATTGTCCGATTTCAGTTACGATACGCTAGATACATTTTCTACTTCGGCCAAGCTACGCAAGAACTTGGGAGAAGGGGCATCAGTCCAATCGGCCATTGCTGCTGTTCGCCAACATGATGCAGCGTCTGCTGCTCAAGTAGAATCGTTTGTTGATGACATGGTTGACTATTCTGTGAACAATGTGCCAAGTGGGCGACAAACGGACTATCAGCGCATTGAGCCGGGAACATTCTTAGACATTCCAAAGGGAATGAATTATGTGAAGCCACCCGGAGCAGATAGTGCAAGAGATCATCTAGAGATCTTCCAATCACTACTCCGCTCAGCTGGTAATCGACACAATGCGCCAGAGTGGTTGTCTTCTGCCAATGTTGCTGGGGCCAACTATGCTTCCAGTTTGACGGCTGAATCTCCATTCCTTCGCAACTGCGTTAGGATGCAGACTTTTTATCGACGATATTTCTTGCGGATTGCCCGTGAAGCAATTCGTACTGCTGCTGAAATGGGCCAATTGCCAATTAACATCTTGGATGTAATTGATGTTATGGTTACTCCTCCAGCAGTGGAGGCCCGTGACAAGATTGCCGATTCTCAAGCCAACCAGACTTATATGACTATGGGGATCAAGTCTGCACAGACAATCACCCAAGAGCTTGGCCTTAATTTTGACGCAGAGCAGCGCAACATTGAGCAGCAAGCTGAGAAGATGGCATCTGAGATTGCACCCGGCCAAGAGGATTCGTCTCAAGTGTCTGATTCTGCGCTAAATGGATTGCAAATTGAGAATCTGGTGGGCATCGTCATGAGGGTAGCAACTGGGCAGATTCCAGTTGAAGTTGGCAGATCAATTGCATCTGCTGCATTCCCGCTAATGCCTCAAGATCAGGTCAATGCTATTTTCCCTGAATCATTGCACGGGACACAGGAGTTGCCTCCTCACTCCTCTGGACGGTCAGATCCAACGGGTCAAGATCCAATGGCTCAAGAGCCTGAAGATCCATTAACAGTTGCGCCTGTCCAAGAATCTAGTGGCGATGGTAAATATGGCCACATAACTTTCACGCCTCCTGATTCAGTTCGTAAAGCTGCTAAGCGTGGACTTGAGCTAAGGAAGAAATACAATAGGGGCGGAACTGCCATAGGGGTGGCCCGTGCAAGGGATTTGATGAATGGTGCAGAACTCTCTCCATCGACCATCAAGCGCATGGTAAGTTACTTTGCCCGTCACGAAGTGGACAAGAAGGGCGAAGGATGGGGTAAAGATTCTGCTGGCTATGTCGCATGGCTATTGTGGGGCGGAGATTCTGGCAAGTCTTGGGCTAACAAAGTAGCCAATCAAATGGATTCGGCGGACAAAAAGAAATGACGCTACTTGTCAATGCTGAGCATGATCCGCTTGATCTATGCAAGCTAACTGTAACTTTTATGCTACAGTTAGGGACAGTGAATGAAATTGTTAAGCATCAACCAAATAACTCACAAGCAATTGAGAAAAAGCAGTATTTAGAGAGTGGATTAAAAACCCACATAGCTGAATGCGAGAGATGCAGGAATTCACTAAAGGATTTTTGATATGGATTTCAAAGATAGGATCAAAGAGTTTAGGCGCATAAAAGCCAGTGATCTACTGGCTAATCCGCTAAACCATAGGGTCCATCCAGAGAAGCAGCGCAAGGCATTACGCAAGACTCTAAAAGAGATTGGCTTTGCTGGAGCGTTATTGTGCCGTGAACAGGATGGCAAGTTAATCCTGATTGATGGGCATATGCGGGCAGCTGAGTGTGGTGATGCCGAAATTCCAGTCCTAATTCTTGATGTGAATGAGGCTGAGGGGAACAAGATTCTCGCCTCGTATGATGCCATCGGATCAATGGCAAGAATTGATGAGAAGATTTTAAATGATTTGATGGATTCATTCACCAGTGATATTGGTGATGTATTCGGTGAAATGAGT